CTTCCGTTAATTAGAGAGTCAATGGTTAGGTCTCACGCTAGAGCAATTGAAAACGCTATCTTAGTAGGAGATGACGCTGATGGTGCATTCGGAACTTCTGGAGCATCTTTTGAAGGACTTTGTCACTTAGCGGCAAACGACTCAAACACTACACAGCCAAGTGGTACATTTGCTGCTACTGACGCTGTTACTGCAGCTGACTTACTAAGCTTAAGAAAAGCAATGGGTAAATATGGTGTTAACCCAAGTGAAGTAGTTTACATAGTATCTCAAGATGTGTACTATGACTTGTTAAACGACGCTGAGTTCCAAGATGTGAACTTAGTTGGTGACATGGCTACTAAGCTAAGTGGTGAAATCGGGCAAGTATTTGGTTCAAGAGTACTTATCTGTGATGAATTCGCTGCTAAAGCTCACTCTAAATTTAACTCTGTAGCTGTATACCCAAGAAACTACGTAATGCCTAGATTAAGAGGTGTTACAGTAGAATCTGACTACGATGTCGCAAACCAAAGAAGAGTCCTAGTGGCTTCTCAAAGAATAGGTTTCTTAGACCTAATCGATGGTGCTGACTCAGTACAAGCTCTTAAATACAAATCTAACTAATAGATTGATATGGCTCGAGGGGAGCCTTATCCCCTCACTTATAATTATGGCAGTATCACAAGGCGGAACAAATTTGATAACATTAGCACAGTACAAAGATTTTGCTGGGCTCAATGGCGTGTCGGAAGATGCGAAATTGAATGTTATCATTCCGTCTGTGAGCCAAGCCGTAAAATCATATTGTGGAACTTCGTTTGTAGACTTTTATAGCTCTGCTAAAACGGAGTTCTTCGATATAAAAGATAATCATACTACTGCAATAATGCTAGATGAAAGTCCAATAGTAAGTATAACTTCAGTCCAAGAAAGAGATGGACAAGCCAGTGCATATGTGACCCTCATATCCGAAAATTCTGATGGTAGTGGCAAATATGAATATACTGTAGATGAAGAAACCGATACTATTTTTAGAACTGAAGATACTACTGATAAAGCTTTTCCAAAAGGAAGAAAAGCAGTAAAAGTAGTTTATAGAGCAGGATACGCAAGTACTCCTGGAGATTTAAAACTAGCACTTTTTGACTTAGTAAAATATTACTTAAAAGATGAAAGAAAAGAAAGACTTTCTATAAGTGGAGCTCAGATTAGTAACCAAGTTACTACCAGCCTAAGAGAAAACATTGGGTTTCCTGACCACATAAAAAGGATTCTTGATTTCTATAAACTGTATAAATAATGTCTGATAAACGTAGAAGAAAAGTAAAAGCAAAACTTTCAAATGTAAATTCTCAAGGACAACCTGTTAATGCCTTAACAACAAGTGAATTAATTGAAGAACTTGAAGAAAGATTATCGGATTTAACTGCTACAGCGGTAAGACCAACTTTAGATAGAGCTACAAAACATTTTGTAAATTTAAATCGAGTTATGGAAAAAGGATTTAAAGTAGTGGCAAATATAAAAACACTAAATAAAGTATTACCAGGTATAGTTAATCAGTTTTCAGAAATAGGAGAATTTGATGAAAGGAGTAAAGCTGGAGCAGAAGAAGTTTTAAAAAGAGCACAAGACTCAGGAGAACCTATACAAATTGAAGGTACAGCACAAAATAAAAGTATGCAAAGATTCCGAGGTGGAAAAATGGTATATAGTGCTTATAATGAGCTTTCTAATCACTGTAAAGATTTATTTAAATTAGTTGATGGTTCAGGAACAGGTCAACAAATGGGTCACTTAACCGTAACTCCTATTAGTGTTCAACTTGCTTTAGTAGCACAAGGTTATCAAAAATTAGAAGATTCAATATCTGCTTTTTCTGAGAATTTTACTCCTCATGGAAATACAAAACTTGAAAATTTTGAACAAGTTGGACCCACTCAAATCGCTAATTTAAAAAAGATTGGTGTTAAAACAGTAGCAGACATAAGAGTAGTAAAAAAACAAGTTCAAACATTAATGTTTGGGTTTGAACTTTTACAAAAAGTTCCATATACAGAGGGACAAAAACCTGTAAAGGGAGTGGATACCTATGATGCTTTAATTGACGCATATAATAAAACAATTAAAGAAGGAGAATCTTTTGATGTTCAAGCTACAAAAAATAAAATTATTAATACTGTAAATGGAAAAATTGGTTTAGAACTAAATATTGAAAGTCCTAAATATAATCAGTTTAAAAAAACTTTTGAAACAATTCTTCAAAAGGGAGCAGGTAATGTTATGCGAGGAAAAGAGATACCTGATAATTTAGCAAGATTTTTAAAGAAAGTAGATATAGGCGATGTGGTAGGTTCCCCTTCTATAGAGGGAAAAATAGTAGCAGATATTACAGCTATTGCTCAAGGAAAGAAACCAAGAGCTTATAAAGGTAAAACAACAAAGAAAAGAACAGCAAGTGCAACTAAAAAAAGAAAAAAGATTAGTAAAGCTCCTGTAAAAAAGTTTATAAAAGAATCAAGCAAAGCAAAAGCAGCAACAGTTAGAGCAGTAGCAAGTTCACAGAAAAAAGGGAAAAAAGGAAAAACTGGAAGAGACCAGTTAAATTTAGCAAAGATACAAGCAGCAATAAATACAAGATTACCTGCAGAAGTTAGAAGAAATATGGGAAGACCTGCACTAATAAATCAAACTGGAAGATTTTCAAATAGTGTAAGATTAACAGGATTGAGACAAGCACCTAATAGTGTTGTAGCGGATTATACTTATCAACTAAATCCCTATGAAACATTTGAAAATAATGGTGTAAGACAATGGCCTACTGGATATAATCCAAAGCCACTTATAAGTAAAAGCATTAGAAACTTAGCAGCAGCATTTATAGACCAAAAATTTACACTTAGGAGGGTTTAATGTCTACTGAGTATAGAACAAAGCGTCGAAAAATAGTAGACGCATTAGTAGATAAAATAAAATTAGTAAATGGGCAACACCCCTACAACTCAAATGTGTTTAACAATGTTAAAGGGAGAATGTTGTTTTTAGATGAAATAGAAGAATATCCGAAAGTCTGTGTTATAGCAGGAGATGAAGTAAGAGAATATCAGACAGCAGGATTTAAATGGAGATTTTTAAATTTAACAATTAGAGCATACGTTCGAAATGAAGAAGATGCTCAGGAAGAATTAGCAACGCTATTCGAAGATATCGAAAAGATTATCGATGAAAGCGATGCTTTAGTGTACGACACTAGCATAATACCCAACGGTAAAACTACTTCAATGACAATTGATAGTATTACTACTGATGAAGGAGTGATTGCTCCTTTAGGAATTGGGGAAATGACAGTTACAGTACGATATTAAGAAACGGCGAAGCAGATAAATATCTAGCTAAGCCCTTTCAATGTGATAGGAGATAAAAATGGCACTTAATCTATCAAGAAATACCAAGGTATTTGTAAGTTCAGTAAATGGTACCCACGCAAGTGGTGGTTCTGTTAAAGCTGTAACTATTACTACTGCGGGTTCTGGTCATGCCGTGGGCGATAGAATAACTTTTGGGTCTGCCGAAACATCACAAAATGGTGAAGGACTCAGAGTTATTGTCTCAGCTGTAAATGGTTCTGGAGGAGTTACTGAGGTACACATACCTAATAACTACCGTGGAAAATTATTCACAGATGGAGAAGATTGCACACAAGCAGATGCAAACTCTTCATCAGGAAGTGGAACAGGACTTGTTTTAGATGTAACATCTGTAACAGGAACAACTACAACAGATGGTGGAAGAATAGGAACTGGCTTATTTAAAGGTAATGGTGAAAATGCTAACACCTTTAGAGTTGGTGTATTAGATGGTTATAGCTTCTCGCAAGGAAGTGATGCAACAGACGTTGTAATTAATGAAGCGGGAGCAACTCCAAACAGAGGACAAAAAAGATTTAATGACTCTTTACCGCCTGCAGAATGGTCTTTCTCAACTTATGTAAGACCTTTCAAACATGGAACCAATAGTAATGGTACTGCAACTGAGCACGATATGGTTGAAAACATATTGTGGGCAGCTATTGCAGGTAAATCTATTCATGGTGAGGGAAGTGGAACTAGTGCATCTGCAATCAGCTTAGATAGTACTGATGCAGACGTTACTTTTGCAAATTCAGAACACCACGAGTTACTAAAACTTTCAATTTTCTTTGCTTTGGAAAATACAACTTACAGACTAAATGAATGTCAAGTAAACCAAGCAGAAATAGACTTTTCTATAGATGGTATTGCAACAATTGCATGGTCTGGTAATTCAACTACTATTGACCAAATAACTACTGCTATAGATGACCCAAATACTGCTTATAGTTCTACTTCAGGAGACTCAGGCGGTGCATATTCAGCCAACAGTACAATTACAAATGCTGAAGGTTTTAATTATGTAGACGCTACTGGTCCAGATGATGCAGATTACTTAAGAAATAAATTATCAACGCTAACTCTTGCCACTTTAGAGCAAGGTGGAGGAGCGTCAAGTGGTGGACTAGATGCAAAATCTTACGATATTGCAATCACAGGTGGTTCAATAACTATAGCGAACAACATCACTTATGTAACTCCTGAAACTTTAGGGGTTATTGATAAACCAATTGGTTCTTTCTCAGGTGCAAGACAAATTAGTGGAAGCTTAACCATGTACTTAAACACTACAGGTTCAAGTGGTTCAGGTAATGGTTCAAACCAATTACTATCTGATTTATCTGCAGCAACTGACTTAGTTAGAAACTCATTTAACATGAGTTTATTTATGGGTGGAGCATCTTCGGATACTCCAGTTGTAGAATTTGATATTCCACGAGCACATTTCCAAGTTCCAGCTATTGAAGTCGCAGACTTGATTTCATTATCTGTTGAATTTGCAGCTCATGGTTCAGATATAACTGCAGCCGATGAAATGACTGTCAAGTATAAAGGTTTAACTACTCATAGTGATTCCGCTTATACTGGCGATTTAACTTTGTCAACATAATGGCTGTATACAACTTTCGTAGAGAAAGCTCTGTATTCATAGTACACGGCGGGAGTCGCTATTCTATAAAAACGACTCCCGAAGTGTCAATCTCCCAAACATTTGCGGAAGATTCGTACACAGTAAAGACTTTGCACGACCAGACAAAAATGTTTGATGGGACAACAATAACAAAAGCAAACCCTGCAAATTTTTCGTTCGGTGTTTATCTTACAGAAGAAAAAGATGAAACAATAGTAAAAAGTCTTTTAACAGAATATGATACAAGTTCAGGAGAACAATTAATAAAAACTTTTGACTTGTATATTGTAAGTACTGAAAGCACTTTTAAAGTAGAAAATTGTCATATAAAAGATGGTGATTTTGTCTTTGAGTCAGGCAGTCCTTTAACTCTAAATGTAAGTGGACAAGGAGAAAAATTAACAAGAGCAGGTGATTCAACCTTCACAGTTCCAGGAACTGTAGTATCACCGAGTGCAACATACACTCCCACCATTCCAATTTTAGATGTAGAGATAGGAGGAACAGATGTTCCTAACTTAGTAGCGGCTACTTTACAAGTGCAAAATAATACTAATTTTAAAGGATATGAAACTTTACAAAATAGTCTTTCAGTTACAAATACAACTAATGCAATGTACCCAAGTGGGTTCTTTTTAGAGAATAGAGTTGTAGCAGGAAATATTACTCAGTTTTTAACTTCAAGTAATTCTAGTACCTCTACAGACTTTTCAACAAATAGTAATATTACTCTAAAAACTCTCTTAGACGGAGGAACCTTTTTTCAAGCAGCTTTAACAGGCTGTATGTTTACTAAAAGGGTACAAGTAGGAGAAGCTTTTCAAAGCACTTTTGATTTTAGATTAGTTTCAAGTCCTACAAACTTAAATTCAATTATAACTTATTAACACGGAGAAAACATGGAGTTAAAATCGTTATTGGTAGACACCAAGACAACCTGGGTTGAATTTCCAGGACTTGAAGGATTTGAAGTTGAACTTGCAAATCTCTCAAGAAAAGAATTAGTAAATCTTAGAAAAAGATGTACAACTAACAAGTTCAATAGAAAAACAAGAATGTTTGAAGACAGTCTTGACGAAAATAAATTTGTAGATGAATTTACTAAAGCTACTGTAAAAAATTGGAAAGGATTAAAGTTAGGTTACTTAGAAGATTTAGTTTTAGTAGATTTAAATAATCAAGATAAGGAGGCGGAATTACCCTACGATATAGACAATGCAAAACACTTAGTAGAAAATTCAAGTGAGTTTGATAATTGGCTAAATGAAGTAGTGTTTGACCTCGACAATTTTCGTAGTAAAGAATCGGGAAAAACTAAAGGAGAAGCTCAGCCTGTATCTGGATAATAAAGATATAGGAATGACAAAAGACCAGTATCTCATGATGTGTGAGCAAACTGGTGAAGAAATAGACTGGGAAAGATGCCCTGCGGATTGGGAAGACTTTCCAGATTTAGTATGGGAAACGGTAGATATTTACAACTCATTAGGAGATAGAATATTTCCAGACGTGGGATATGTAGGAAAAGATTTTACAAACCTACAGTTTATATTTAAAATGAGAAAAACACCTAA